GGAATAAAGAGTTAAAAAAAGAACATGAAAAAGTAAAGATTCTTGAAAGTAGACTTATTACATTGGATCACTAATGACTGATGAGGATTGGGAAAACCTGGAAGATTTAAAAAATGATTACTCAGAATTGCGTTCTGGCAATACAACTTACCATAAGAGTGACAAAGAATTAACTGAAGAACATTTATATAACCAAATGCGTTGTTACGCAAGGTATCCAGGGCATCTTAACTGGGAAGTGTTAAATAGACTTAGATAAATATCATAAAGTAAAAAAATATGGCTAAACTTGAAAACAATCACGATCAATCAAGTCGTCATGGTGGTGCAAGAAAAGGGTCTGGCAGAAAAAAAGGTTCGTCATCTAAAAGAACCAGAGAGATTGCAGATCAAGCTGCTAGTGATGGCATTACTCCATTAGAAGTTTTATTGCAGATTATGCGAACTTCAGTTGAGATTGGCGATCATGAAAAAGCTATGAGAGCAGCAAAAGATGCGGCTCCATATATACACCCAAGATTAAATTCTGTTGAAATGTCTGGTAGAGATGGCGATCCAATAGATGTAACAACGAGTATTAAAATTGTCGGAGTATAAGTTAGAGCTTCCAAAAAAGCTCATACCTTTATTTAAGCCTAAAAGATTCAAAGTGCTTTATGGCGGTAGAGGATCAGCTAAGAGTTGGTCTATTGCCAGGGCAATAATCGTTAAATGCGCTAATACAAATATACGAGTGCTTTGTTGCAGAGAAACGCAAACCTCTATTCAGCAATCAGTTCATAGATTACTAAGTGATCAGATAGCTTTAATGGGCTTAAGTCATTCGTTTGAAATCCAAGAAAAAAAGATACTTGGTAAAAATGGCTCAGAGATAACATTTATAGGCATACGACAACAAGGTATAGCAAATTTAAAGTCATTAGAGGGAACAGACCTTTGTTGGATTGAAGAAGCTCAAGTTTGTACGCAAAAATCATTAGATATATTAATACCTACGATTAGAAAGCAAGATTCAGAGATTTGGCTCAGTTTCAATCCCGAGCTTGATTCTGACCCAACCTATGAGCGGTTTATTACTAACAAGCCAGATAATAGTTGGGTTTGCAAAGTAAATTACTCTGATAATCCATTCTTTCCTAAAACACTAGAGACAGAGCGGTTGCAATGGTTTAAACGTGATCCCATAGGTTATAAGACAGTTTGGGAGGGAGATTGTAGACCAAGTGTTGAAGGTGCAATTTATTCAAATGAAATAAATAAGTTAATAAGCGAAAATCGAGTAAGAGAATTGCCGGTTGATCCAAGCCTTAAAACTCACACTATATGGGATTTAGGTTGGAATGACTCTATGGCAATTATTATGGTGCAAGTTGTTGCAAGTGAAATTAGAGTAGTAGATTTTTTAGAGGATTCGCACCGCACCCTTGATAGTTATGTAAAAGAATTAAAAGATAAAGATTATCTTTGGGGTACAGATTATCTTCCACATGATGCAACGCACAAAGACTTTAAGCATGGTAGAAGTACAGAAGAGATGTTACGCAGTATGGGCAGAAACCCATTTGTATTATCAAGAGCAGATGTAGAGCAAGGGATCATTAAAACCAGAATGACATTCCCAAAAATGTATTTTGATAAAAATAAAACAAAAGAATTACTCAATCACATTAAGCGTTATCGCAGATCAATTAATAATGCAGGAGAGGCATCAAGCCCACTTCATGACAATCACTCTCATGCAGCAGATGCTTTGAGGTATTTGGCTATGAGTGTTGATTTGATGACAAATGATGATTGGGCAACCTTACCGAAACAAAACTTGGAGTGGGTAGTATGATGCTTTTCAAACAAGGTCCAAACGCTTTAAAACTAATAGAAGAACTAACTCAAAGAGTTGAAAAACTGGAACAAGCTAATGAACAAAAACAGACTAAAAGCCGTACTACAAAGCGAAATAGACTCGGCTCTGGGTTACCAGGAAACAGACACAACGGATCAGAGGAGAAAGTCTCTTAATGCTTATTTAAGAGAGCCTTATGGAAATGAGCGTGAGGGCTCCAGTAAAGTAGTTACCGGAGAAGTGGCTGAAGCTGTAGATGGTGCATTACCTCAGTTGATGAAAATATTTACAAGTTCAGAAAATGTTGTACGTTTTCAAGCTAAAAACCCTCAAGGCGAGTTAGGGGCTGAACAAGCAACAGATTATATAAACTGGGTATTTCATACTCAAAACAAAGGCTTTGAGATACTACATACGTTTTTCAAAGATGCACTACTTCAAAAGGTAGGAATCATAAAAGCCTTTTGGGAAGAAAAAATAGATGTAGTAAAAGAAAAATACGAAAATTTAAGTGATAACGAATTAGCACTTTTACTTTCAGATGAAACTAGAGAGATTGTTTCGCAAGAAACAGTTGAGCAAGAACAAATAGATGAAGCCGGAGTAACAGTTACAAGTTTTCACAATGTAGAGATTAAAAAGAAAAACAATGTTGGCGAGATTCAAATAGAGAATTTACCGCCAGAAGAATTTTTAATATCAAAACGTGCAAAAGATATACAAACATCTCCCTTTGTAGCTCACAGGCGTTTAATTACTAGAAGTGATTTAATGGCTTTAGGCTTTGAAGAAGAGCAGGTAAGAAACTTATCTCCATTTGATAGTTTAAAATATACGCCTGAAAAACTTGCCAGATATTCTCATGGAGAAGATCCAAACGATACCGATTCATTAGATGACTCAATGGTAGAGATTGAGGTGTATGAGTGTTATCTACGAGTAGATTTAGATGATGATGGCATAGCGCAGTTAGTAAGAGTGGTTTATGCCGGTAATGAAATATTGTCACTAGAAGAAACAGATTATGTTCCGTTTCATTCAGTATGCCCTTATCCACTACCTCATAAGTTTTATGGAGAATCCCTTGCAGATCGAGCAATGGATATTCAAGAAATCAAAACCACTATTACCAGGCAAATGCTTGATAACTTATATTTAGCCAATGCTCCAAGAATGGGTTCAGTTGAGGGCATGGTTAATTTAGATGATTTATTAAATGTTACTGCCGGTGGAATCGTAAGAATGAAGTCTCCAAATGCAATAGTTCCATTAACTGTTCCGCCAGTAGCAAATCAGGCGTTTCCAATGCTTGAGTATTTAGATCAAGTGCAAGGTAAAAGAACTGGCATAAGTGATGCAATGCAAGGGTTGAGTCCAGATTTACTACAAAATGTAACAGCAGCGGCAATTGCGGCAAGTACGAGTGCTGCCGGTGGAAAACTTGAATTAATCGCTAGAATCTTTGCTGAAACAGGAGTTAGCTCTTTGTTTAAGGGAATCTTGCAATTAGTTTGTAAGTATCAAGATAAACCTCGCATTATTAGAATGAGAGGTAAATATATAGAGATGGACCCTCGGCAATGGGATCATCAATACGATGTAAGCATAAATGTTGGTTTAGGTACAGGAGATCAAAAGCAACAAATGTCATTGTTACAAATGATTATGTCTAAGCAAGAAGAAATCATTAAAGGCTATGGTCCTAGTAACCCATTAGTTTCAATCGGACAATATCGAGAAACATTATCTAAATTTATAGAAGCGGCAGGGTTTAAAGATGTAGCTAAGTTCTTTAGAGAGATACCGCCAGAAGTAGATCAGCAGTTAAGCCAACCAAAGCAACCGCAACCTGATCCGGCAGTTCAAGCAATCATGCAACAGGCTCAAGCCAAACTACAAATAGATCGACAAAAAGCCGAAGCTGATATTGCATTAAAAAGAGAAAAAGCAATGGCTGATATTCAATTAGCCAGAGAAGAGGCTGCGGCAGAAATGGATTTAAAGAAACAAGAATTTTTCGCTGAAGCTCAGTTAAAAGGTATTAAGGTTGCAAACGATATGACAAACAATACAGAAATTCCAAACGTATAAATCATGGTACTTCTACAAGTCACATTCAAAGATGATATTAAGGTTTTTTTTAGAAATAAAGATCGTATAGCAGATTATTTAAACGAGTGCGGTTTGGCATTAGAAGAAGTAGTAAAGATAGAAGAATTTTATATCAACAACTTCAAACCCTCAACTATTGTTGATGCACTCAATACAGCAATTTTTGATGCAATTGCAGAAGAGGAAGAGCGAAAAAACAGACCAAGGAAATTTAAAAAACCTGAATTAAAACTGGTAACAAACAGCAACACTAATCAACCTGAGAGAGAACTTATTTTAGTCAGGGGTAGTGAGCTTAAAAATACACATAAAAAAACTAAATAATTATGCAAGATTTATTAAAACAAACTGGATACAGTATTGCCAGGGGTATTCCTCAAGCTGCAACTGGATTTGTTGATTTAGCAGCACTACCTTTTACAATGTCAGGTTTATTAGAGCCAGAAGATGTATTTGGAAGTACAGATTATTTAACTAAAAAAGGCTTACTACCAAAACCAGAACAAGGTTTATTGCCAGAAACAACAGAGTTAGTTTCTTCTTTAATCAGCCCTGCGGGAGCAACAAAAGCAGCAATACTTGGTACAACTGGATTATTAGCAGATGCTGCATTAACAAGCGGAGCATTAGAAAGATTAGGTCCTCCAGTAGGCTCTATGGCTAATCCTAAAGGGTTACTTTCAAATGAGTCTTTGGAGTCAGGGATTACTGCTTATCATGGTTCTCCATATGACTTTGATAAATTTCAGTTAGATAAAATTGGAACTGGAGAGGGCGCGCAAGCATTTGGGTATGGATTGTATTTTACAGATAGCGAAGATATTGCAAAGTTTTATAAAAATCATGTTTTAAAAACGCAAAATGTAACTTACAAAGATAACCCAATAGAATTTTTGTCTGATGATGATATTGATATTATGGATAATGAGTTGATTGTTAGGGGCATGGTTAGAGACAACATTTTAAGTGGCTCTTCCCGAGATTCACAAGATGCAATTGATAGCGTTATATATCGATTAGAACAAACCATAGAC